TCAAAGCTGGCCGGGGGATCAAAGCTGGCCGGGGGATCGAAGCTGGCTGGGGGATCGAAGCTGGCTGGGGGATCGAAGCTGGCTCGGGGATCGAAGCTGGCTGGGGGATCGCCTGCAAAAAGGCCATCAGCGTGAAATTGCGCATTTTTGCCGGGCTTTGCCTTTGGCGGCTGCCCACCGACGCCGAGATGATGATCACGTGCCAAAAACTCGTGAGCGGGACGGTGTGCTTCGGAAATCTCATTGAAGGGGAAAAGGAATGAACACCGCGCCGATTTTTGAACAGTTACCGATGTCTCCTTCGGTTGGCGAGGCTCCGACGGGAGGGTCAATTGACCTCGCCCACAAACGGCCGCTTCCCACGCTGATCGAGGCCGAAGAGTGGCTCCAGGAGCTCGTCGACACCGCCGGCATCGCGACGCCCGAGCAGGAAGAAAAGCTGGGCCTGGTGATCCAAGAGGCACTCGCGGTCGCGCAGGACAAGCGGCAAGCCGTCGCTGAAGCCATTCTGCATTTCGAGGAGCAGGCTGAGTTCGCGAAGAAGTACTCGAAGGACATCGCGGAGCGCGGCCGGCGGTTCGCGAAGATCGCGGAAGGCATCCGAACGTGGGTTCTGCGGTACATTGAACGGCTTCCCGTCGTCGACCACGGCCGGCGCGCGGGGCTTTTGCCCGTGCTGGAAGGCCACACGCTGAAGATGAGCGCGAGAGCGATCGCGAACCAGGTCCAATATACGAGCCCAGGCTCAATCCCGCTGGAGTATCAGACGGCGACAGTTACCGTTCCCGCGATCACCTGGGTGAAGATCATGCGCGCCGTCCGCTCGGTCGACGAATCGCTGCTGCCGGACAGCGCGGAAATGCCGGCGGTCACCTACGGCATCGACGGCGCGGCCGTGAAGAAAGCGCTCGAGGACTGGTATCCGTTCCGGGACCAACCGTGCCCCGGGAAGTGCGTCGAGGGCAGGATGCCGGCTGGAACGCCATGCCCGAAATGCAACGGCCGCGGGAAGATCCGGATGGAATCGCCCGTGCCTGGCGCGGAGCTGATCGTCGGACGGAACACCTTGCAGGTACGGTGATGTTTTGGGACTCGACAAGCTGCGGAATCTGCGGAGGGGAAGCCTTCTGCGGAATCATGTCGCTCGTTTATGAGTGCCGGGACTGTGGCGCTCGGTCTGTGGATTACCCTCCCGCCCACTGGGCCGTCCAATGTGCGGAGGGTGCAGACTAGGAAAAAGGAGAACCAATGGAGCTGAAACCCCTGAAACACGCCCATAGCGGGAGCAACACGACGCACTTTGGCTACGATGAAGCGACGCGGACGTTGCGCGTGAAGTTTTCAAGCGGCAAGGTCGCGGAGTACGATAACGTGCCTCCGCAGCTGGCTGCGGGGCTTGAAAACGCGCCGAGCCACGGAAGCTTTTTCAACAAGCACATCAAGGGCGGCGCCTTCACGTGGAGGTACGTTTAGCGTGGGGATTTTCAACACGGAAGTTCAGGCCGAGATCCTGAAATACGGGCAAATGGCCGCGGACAACATCGTCATCCGGGACAAGCTGAAAGCGCTGCCCGGATCGGGCGAGGACGGTTACCGCGGGACGCTGCGGGTCATCGCTAGCGCGGCGTTGCGCATCCGGGAGTGCGCGGCGCGCCTGCTGGGCGAGTTCGAAGAGGAACCCGCGAACCCGCCGGCAGCGAGGCCATCGGCTGAGATACTCGTGGACCACGCGAACCGAATGGCGCGCAAGCCGCGGATGAAGCGGAAGCCATCGAAGCCGGATTTCGAAGGCCTCGACCGCCCGGTTCCGAAAAAGCGCGGTGCTCAAGTGGCGCGCCAGCCGGCGACCCATTTGCGTGAACGTCCGCGGGACGCGGGAGACCTTCCGGGAGCGAGCTGGCGGCAAAGGATTCTGGCGGAGCTTCGGCGGATGCCGCGATCGCCGATGGAGCTCGCGACGCAGCTCAGCGCCGTGGACAATATGGCCGTGATCTATACGGTGACGGGCCAGCTGAAGGCAGAAGGGTTAATCATGAAACTGGCCTCGGAGGAAGACGGAACCTCACGCTGGTGTATCACAGAGAAAGGAAAGGAATAGAATGACCACACTGATCAAAGCGCAGCTATACAAGAACGAGCAGACGACCGGAAAAGTGCTCAAAAACAAGCTCTCTTTCGTGGCCCTGCTTACGCAGAAAGAAGCCGTCGAGCTCGGGGTGCCGTGGCTTGTTTTCGAGAAGGGAGGAGCCATCCGGGAGGGATTCACGAATATTGCGCTGCAGGCCCAGTTCATCGACGCGACGCTCACGCATGACGTCGGCAAGATCAACAAATTGGAGCTGAACGGCGTAGAGGTTTCGCACTTCGCGGCAAAGCGGCTGGGCGACGGAAAGAAAAAGCCGAAAAAAGTGATGCTGGTTTTCAGCGCTTTCTACGACGGACCTCCCTTCCAGCTGCAAGAACACCTGCTCAAAGTCGGGAGGGGCGAGGGCGATCTTATCATCAAGGCACCGGAACAGCTGCAAATTACCGAGGCCTCGGCTTCGGCCGTGGCGGTCCCGGACGACGACGGCCGCTTTCCGGGCATCAAGCCGATCACCGCCAAGAAGTTTGGAAAAGCCGCGGTCGCGCAACTCTTCGTTGTGGAGTCGAAGCAGGGATGGCACTGGGGGTTCCAGGCCCAGCTCGCGAAAGCCATCGAAGTCAACCCACTCCGGATCGAGAACGGGCCTTCCGAAAGCGAGGCGGCGGCGCTGCACATCGCGTCTCGAAAGCTCGCCGACTGGGCGCTGGGACACGGGCGGAAACTCCGAGGCGCGGAGAAACAAACGGCTGGCCTGATGATCGAATGGGCCGAGAAGATCGGAAACCCGCAGGCATGAAGGAACGACGCACAGCCTCTATCATTTTCCGCGTAACACCGGAGGAGAAAGAGGCAATCGAAGAGGCCGCAGAGCTCGATCAGCGCTCCGTCGGGGATTTCGCACGAGTGGCGACGTTCGAGCGCATCGAAGATCAACACAGGAGCAAAGAACATGAGCCAGAAAAGAATTAAGCAGATGCGCGCACCAGCGGCGCAGGAGATGAAGCCGGTTGAGGTTCACGCGATCACGGCCGACCATGATGGCAAGACGCTCGTCGGCCTTCGCTTTAACCAGCCGTTGCAAGGCCTGATGATGACGCCAGAGTTCGCGCGCGACGTCGCGCTCAGCCTTCTGGAGCGTGTGTCGATAGCGGAAGGCCGCACGCTGCCGGCGCCCCCGGCTGAGGCACCCTCGAATGGGTGACAAGACCGCGATCCAGTGGACGGACTCAACCTGGAATCCGGTGCGCGGGTGCTCGATGGCGAAGGGCTCGGAAGCCGGCGGCTGCCTGAACTGTTACGCGGCGCGCTATGCCGTGCGAGGCCTGCAGCGCGACTCTGCGGGCGAGCCTTTCGCGGTGATGCGCGAGTCTGGGCCGCGATGGACGGGCAAGGTCGAGCTCGTCGAGAAGATGCTTTTCCGTCCATTGAAATGGACAAAGCCGCGGCGCATCTTCGTCAATTCGCAGAGCGACCTATTCCACGAAGGTCTTGCCGATGAGGCGATTGACCGCGTGTTCGCGACGATGGCCCTATGCCCACAGCACACGTTTCAGGTGCTCACGAAAAGGCCTGAGCGGATGCTGGCCTTCATGAGCCGGGAGAACATCGTGCGCGGGCCGGGAATAAGAGGCGGCTGGAACCTTCCGAACGTGTGGCTCGGCGTCTCCGTGGAGGACGAGCCGACAGCCGACGCGCGAATCCCGCTCCTACTCAAAACGCCAGCCGCGAAGCGATTCGTAAGTTACGAGCCAGCGCTTAGGAGGATCGACTTCGAACCTTGGCTCGAGCCCTTCGATTGGGGCGACAGCGGCGACCTGCGGCGGCTTGACTGGATCATCGTCGGCGGCGAGAGCGGGCCTGGCGCGCGGCCGTTCGACATCGCCTGGGCGCGGAACGTGATCGCGCAGTGCAAAGCCGCCGGCGTGGCGTGCTTCGTGAAGCAGCTCGGAGCCATGGCGATAGATCCGTTGTCAAAGTGTGCGATCGAGTGCGGTTGTGGCCTTCACTACGGCTTCCACGACAAAAAGGGCGGCAACTGGGCCGAATGGCCGGAAGATTTGCGCGTGCGGGAGTTTCCGGCATGACTAGGAAAACGCGGAAGCCGATCACGGCCGACGACCTGGTCAGCGAAGCGCAGCTCGAGCAAACCTGCACTGAATGGCTGCAACTTGACGGCTGGTACGCCTTAAAGACGGACCCAGTCTCCCGCCGGGAATGGGGCAAGGGCTTCGGCGAAAAAGGCATGGCCGACCGTCAGTATCGGCGGCCGACGCCCCGTGATCCACGCCTTGCGTGGTTGCCTCCCTCGGCAGTGGCAGAGCTGCTGTGGATCGAATGGAAGAAGCTGAAGGGCAAGGCTGCCGCGCACCAACTGGAGTGGATCGAGGCGGAGAGAAGCCGCGGCTTCCTCGTCCTGCTTGCGGGCGTGGATTTCCCGGCAACGATTTCAGGCTTTCAGGCTTTCTATCGGGGCAGCAGTTTGATACGGCGGAGAATATGAGAAACGAAGACGAAATCGAGGCGCGGTGCGAAGCGATCGCCCAGATGATCTTGGAGTCCCTCGACGCGGGACTTAAGCCCCCGCAATTTAGCTTGGGGCTGTTGGGAGCGCTCTCCTGGGTGCTTGGGGAGCCAAAGAGCGCGGATGCGCGTGCTGCGGACATTCGACGTGCGGCCACAAATACCGCGGCCTACTGTCTGGATCTCAGCAAAGCATTGGAGGCCAGGAGGCTGAGGTTGAATGCCAGGCGGAGCTTAGCCAATTGACGCACTGCCCAACGTGCGGCCAGAGCATCGTGAAGGCCGCAAAACGTCGCTGCGCCGACTGCGGCAAGCCGATCGGTACCCGCCACAAGTATTTTTTCGGGGAAGACGGACGCGTCCGCCATCGGGTCTGCGAGAACCCAACGTCCTACGCGCGGATGGACGGCGAGCAACCCAGTCTAATTGAGGAGGAACAGCCCGAGTGCGAAAAGTCATCGCCGAAGCCATAGGCGCGGCGCCCACGCAGAGGAAGATCAAGCGGCCGGGAAGGCCGAAAGGCAGTAAGAATGGCGGCGACCCGCTGGCGCACTGCGGTGGCTTCGAACGCGTGCGGCTAACGCTCAGCCGCGAGGACGTTTTCGCGAGCTCCGGAAGCGGCGCGGAATCGCTTTCCCTCGGAAGACAGAGGACGGCGCGCAAATCGGGGCACTATTGAAATTCACAAGCTTATGCACAGGGCTCCGAGCGCGCCCCACTTCGCAAGTCCTGGGGAATGATAAGTTTACTTATCGTTTTTCACAGCCGGTGGATAACTTCTCGATTTCGGCCTGTGGAAGGCTGTGGGAAACTCCCGGACCAACTGTTTTTGCAGGGTCTTCCACAGCGGGATGCACAGGAAACGCAACGCACAAGCCTCACGAGGTCAGCAGGATCGATCGGTTTTCCACTTTTCCACAAAGCCTGTTATTCCTATAGGTTCATATGTCTGTTAGATCTTCGAAGACGAAGAGAATAGCCGCGGCATTGCTTGAAAGACGTCGGCCCTTTGAATCGCGGACGCAGCGCGAAGTTCGGATCACGGTGGCCGTGCTCGCGATTGCCGGGCAACCACACGCGCCATTTCGGATCGTCTGGGTGATCCCGGGCGGTTTTCGCGTCCGAGCGTCCATGCACGAGCCCGAAGAGATCCTCAGCTGGCGGCAGGCCGAGGAGCTCGCATCCGCCCACGGAGAGCGCGCGGCCCTCCAGAGCTCGACGGAGTCAAAGAAAGGCAAATCCAAACGATGAACACTTGGCCCACACAGAGCGGACTCGGGGTGTGTACCTGCGGGCATTTCAAGATGCACCACATCGAAGGCGAAGGAAGGTGTTCGAAGTGCGCAGCTCTGCGGAAGGCCGCAATCATCGCAAGAGCGACGAGCGTTCCACTTCCAGAGCTGTGCGCTCGCTTTCGAGAAGCCACTGATATTATCAGCGATCTTGACAAATCTTCAACAAGTCGCGCAGAATGAACAGGAACCGAGGTACACACCAACGTCGTGTCGACAATACTTCCCGTCTATAAAGAGCTCGCCATCGAATCGTGGCCCATTGATCGGCCTCTCGACTACCCGAAGAACGGGCTTCGAGTTGCGGGAGGTTCAAGGGTATATGAGAATGGGCGCCAAGCCAGCGGACGACGAGGTTCCGGAGACTGTTGTATCCGTGCCCGAAACCGTGGTAAACAAGACACAGTCCGATGGCGAAGGCAAAGAAGTCAGGAAAGCAAAAACGGCAAGCGCGCGCACCCCGCGTCCGCCGAGAGCGACCAGGGCAGCCCCAGTTCAAACCGACTGAGGCTGATCGTAACACCGTGGCCAACATGGCCGCGTGCGGCATTCCTCAGGTCGAGATCGCCCGATGTCTCGGGGAAAAGGGCATCGACGCCAAGACCCTGCGGAAGCACTTCGAGCAGGAGCTTGAGACGGCCAGCATCAAGGCCAACAGCGTCGTGGCCAACCGGCTTTACCTGGCGGCCGAGCGCGGGGAACCGTGGGCGGTGTGTTTCTGGCTGAAGACCCGCGCGAAGTTCCGGGAGACAGATCCGCGACCAGGACAAACGGCGCCAGACGCGCCCAACATGCAGGGCGATTTTACGTTCCACGAGCTTCTGACGACGTTCACGGAAGCAACCCGGAGGAAGGCGCCATGAGGCGCTGGTGGAAATGGGTCCGTCTCGGCTGGACGGGTATCTTCGGCTACAAGACCGCGAGTGGAAACCGTGTGCGGCTTTACGCGGATGTCGACGGCGGCGTAATCATTGCGGCGTTTCGTGACGAACCGAGCTGGAACGATCGACAAGAGCTGGGAAAATGGCTGACGGCGTCGCCATTTCCGGAAATCCGATACCGGGACATGAAGACGCAGCGGGTGTACGAATAGCGCATGCTCTCGATTGAGGAACGCCAGCGCCTCTTCGAGGAGCACCTGGAATGGTCCAAGCTGGTCGCCCGGCGCGTCGCCTCGCAGCTCCCTCCGTCTTTCGCACCGGAGGATCTTGAACAGGAAGCGGCCCTCGAGCTGTGGCGCCAGCTCGACCGGTATGATCCGAAGCTGAACGATAACGTCCGCGGCTTCGCCTACCTGGCGGTCCGCGGTGCCTGCCTGATGAGCGTGCGGCGGAAGCATTACACCGAGGCGACCAATGAACCCCTAGGGACAAGCGTGCCGGCAACCTACAGCGATCCAGCCGACCAATACGAGAAACGGCTTGCGGATCAGCGGAACCGGAGGCGTGAGCTCGCGCAGCTGCGAGAAGTGGCGCGGCGCCTAGCCGGCTTTCCCACTCAGATGCAGTTTTCGGCCTATGTGGTCCGGCGCGTTCATCTGGAATCGACAGCGATTCCCCAGCTGGCTGAGCTGACCGGCGTGCCGGCCGAAAAGCTACAGCGCGCGCTCGCTGCCGGCCTGCGGCTCTTGAAGAAAGGGCAATGAGCGTCACCCTGAGCTACCGTCAGCAGCAGGACTTCCTGGACGCCGTCGCCGACGATGCGCGGTTTTGTCGGGAGGCTCTCCAGATTCGCGACGAATCCGGTCATCTGGTGAAAATGAACCCGCGGCCCGGACAGATCAAGCTGTTCAACACGATCCGGGAGCAACGGGAAAAGAACAAAGCGGTTCGCCTTGTGGTCTTGAAGACTCGGCGCTCGAACTTTACCGCGGGCGTGTGCGCCGCGATGTTCAAGAACGCGATCACGTGGCCCGGGCGCAAGGGCCTTATCGTTGCCGACAATTACAAGCCTGCGGGACTCGAAGCGTTCGGCTATTTGCAGGCCTTCCAAGCCAACTACGTGCCGTTCACTGTGCATGGAAAGGCGCTGAAGCAGCCGGCGCTTGAACGCGACACCGACATGAACATGCGGTGGGAGTCGAAGGCCTCGCTCGAGGTCCTTTCCGCGGACAAGGGCGAGCTCCGCGGCGGCGGGCGGCAGGACGTGCTGTGCGATGAGGCGGCGTTCTGGCGCGATCCGGCGACGACGTTGACCGGGGTGCTGAATATGGTGCCCTCGGGGATGCCGGGGACCATGGTGATCGTGCAGAGCACCGCAAACGGCATCGGCGGCGAGTTCTACGATCTTTGCCAGAAAGCCATGGATCCGTTGAATGAATCCGGCTGGCGCTTCCTGTTCTTTGGTTGGCTGGAGCACACGCCGTATCGAATCCCCGTGGACGATCCCGTCCGACTAATGGCGAGCCTCGACAAGGAAGAAAAGGTCCTGATGTCCGTGCATGGCGCGACGCTGGAGCAGCTCGCGTGGCGCCGGCTCAAGATTTCGACCGAGTGCCGTGGCCGCGTCGAGATCTTCCACCAGGAGTACCCGACGACGCCCCAGGAAGCGTTCCTGGCGTCCGGTCGCCCTCGATTCGACCATCCGGCGCTTTCGCGCATGGTGATCACGGCTGGCATCAGCGGAGAGATCGAGGTCGTCGAGGAGTTCCCGCGGCAAAAAACGCGCTTTCATCCCCGGGAGTTCGGCGCGTTGACGGTATGGAGAATGCCGGAAGCCGGGCGGCGTTACTGCGCCGGCGCCGATCCCTCGCACGGCATCGACGTTTCGCCGGACCGAAAGGGCATGGATCCGGATTATGCCGTGATGTGGGTGGAGGACTTCGACACTGGCGAGCAAGTAGCGATGCTACGCGATCGGCTGCGGCCGCACGCTTTCGCGGAGTACTCGGCGCTCTTGTGCCAATGGTACAACTGGGCCTATTTGTGCCCGGAAGCCAACGACCCGGGCTTCATCGATGCTCTCGTCCAGTTCTATCGCGTCGAGCTTCTGTTCAACCGAAGGCGGGATCCGACCGACCGCAGGAGTGCGCAGCCCGAAGAGATCGGATGGCAGACCACCGGCGAATCCCGGCTGTGGCTGGTCTCGGCCGTCGACGACGCGATCCGCGAGGGCACCAGCATGATTCACTCAGCCGTCGCCCTCGACGAGCACTACAAGTTCGTTATCAAGCCAAACGGCAAAGCCGAAGCGCAAGCGGGCGGTCACGACGACACGGTTCTCGCGCACGCGTTTTGCAAAATGATGCGCAGGTACTACCCGCGGCACCCCGCTCCGTACGTCGACAACCGGCTGCCGAGCGGTCACCGTCCGGGGGTTGTAAGATACGGACAGCCGAGGAAAGACGACGATGACTGAGGGTCCAGGAATCTTGCGCGCGAAGTTCCTGAGGCCAGCCCACAAGCCAACTCCCGAGGAGCGGTCCGCGGCCACTCGCACGCCTGAAGGCAGGGCAATTCTTAAAGCGAGTGGAACCCCAAGACCCGCTAACTTACCGGCAGATCGTCGTTTCGGAGACCGAATCGAACCGGCTGCGCGACGCGATTTGGCTGGACTTCCTGTCGGCCCAGTCGAACCATGACATGCGGATGGAGCGCTTCGTCCGGTACTACCGGATGTGGCGCGGCCTAGCGACCAACAAGTACCCCGAGCAGCTGCAAGTTCCGATGATGAAGTGGGTGACGTTCGCGCACTGGTCGCGCATTATGCAGGCCCTTCTGGGAGACGACGCCGAGATCATCGCGAAACCCTCCGGACCAGGCGCGGACGAGAAGATCGCGGCCAAGGTCGGCAAATACATGACGTGGCGCCTGTTTGAATACATGCGCGGCGTTCCGAGCTTCGCCGCGTGGACCTTCCGGACGGTTCTCTTCGGTCGTGCGCATGCCTTTATGCCTTACGAGCAGGATTTCTTCTGGCAGCGGATGGACAAAAACGCCAAGACGATGGCGATGATCGCGAAGACGAAGGCCCGCTGGGAGGATGTCGGCCGCGGCAAGATCGACGTCGAGCAGATCGTTTATGACGGCCCGAAACTGATCCCGCTCTGGCCCTCCGAGATCGTGCTCCCGGCGCAGGATGGCGCGAACTGTGTGGGCGATTTCGATTGGAAGATTCGCCGGCGCCGCATCACGCCGCAGGACCTGCTCGATGGCGAGAGCCGCGGGCTCTACCAGGGCGTGCGCGCGAACTGGGAGACAATCTACCGCGCCTCGCAATCCCGGCAGGAGCGCAATTACACCTGGGACTGGGAAAAGATCAGCGCCGACCAGGCGGAGGGCGTCAGTTACGCGAACGTGCTCGGAACCAGAAACAGCGTGGAATTGTGGGAATGGTACGGCAAATGGCGCTTTTTGAAGGGCAAGCAAGACGGCCGCGTGGAGAACATCGATCGCCGACAGTCATCCGATTCCGAGATCGTCGTGAGCATCCTGCCTTTGCTCGGCAACCTGGTCGTCGGCATCCAGGACTTGCGCGACGCGTTCCCAACAATGCGCCGGCGCGATCCCTTCGTCGACCTGAGCCTGGTGAAGGACGGCTCGTACTGGGGCCCGGGCCTCGGCGAGATGATCGAACGTCTCCAGGATAAAAGCACCGCGAATTACGCGCTGTTCGAGCGTGCCGGCAAGTTCAGCGTCGGGCCCGTGATCTTCTACCGGCCGAGTTCGGGATCTTTCAATCCGGACAAGTTCGTTTATGAGCCCGACACCGCCGTCGCGACGGAGGACCCGAAGGGGGTGAACGTCGTCAGCTTCAACGCCAACCTGGAGTTTTGCGAACAGAACGCGCAGGCGCTTCAGACGATGGCCGAGAAGGTCTCGGGAGACAACGACCAGACGCTCGGGCAGTCAATCGATCGTCCGAACGCGCCGCGCACCGCGGCCGGCCAGGCGCTTCTCGCGCAGGGCGCGAACACCCGCATCGAGCTCGATTTCTCGGTGCTGCGCGACGATCTCAGCGTCATGCTCGAGCAGCTCTTCGAGCTGGACCGGGAGTTCAACGACGGCGAGGTTTTCTTCCGGGTGACCGGCGATGACCCGCTCGATTTCGCCGAGGGCCCGAGCGGCTTTGCGAAGCTGATGCCGGAAGAACGCGAGCACGGTTTCGACTTCCAGCTGAAGTTCGCCACGACTGTTTGGTCAAAAGAGGCGAAAAAAGCGGAAACGTTGCAACTTTACGGGCTCGCGATGCAGAACCCGATTGTGCAGCAGAATCCGCGCGCGTTGTGGCTTCTGCTCGACAAGGTCTGGACGGCCATGGGAGTCGGCACGCTCGGCGAGATCATTCCATGCCCGCCCGATCCCGGTAACCCGCAGGACCCGAAAGACGAGTGGTCGGAGATCCTCAAGGGCGAGGACGTGCAGGTGCATCCGCTCGACGACGACGACGCCCACATGCTCGATCATCGGAAACGCTACGATTACGAGTGCGACCAGCCGGCGGCGCGCCGAGATCCCCGGGCGGAAAAGGCCATTCTGGCTCATATCGTGGCGCACGAGCGGCAGAAACGGCACAAACAGGCGCTCGCGGCCATGGCTCAACAGGCAATCCAGCAGATTCAGGCGCAGCAGCAAAATGGACAGCAGCAGCCCGGGCAGCCGCCGGCGAGTGTTGGGCCCGCAGTGCTCCCGCCCAATCCGCTGAACCCTCCGGAGAATCCGAACGGTGCCGTCTCCACCCCGGCTGGCCCAGTAGGTGCGCCACAATAATATGGCGAAGATCGATCGACAAAACCGTTCGATGGACGCGCGCGACGCAGACTCGCTCGAAACTCTGCTCGACGGGCGCGGCTGGCAATTAACCTTCGGACGGTTGCAGCACGAAATCGGAGTCCAGGTGCAGGATTTGGAGCGACAGCACACCGAGCTTGAGACCGCGGCGATCCGCGGGATGTTAAAGGGCCTGCGTCTGGCGGCCGGTATGCCCGAGCTGCTCTACAAAGAGGCGACGAAAGGAAAACCAGCATGACGAACGCGCACCCGGGTTTCAAGGCGGTCCAGAGCAAGATCGAACGCGAAGGATACTCGGCCAAGGTTGCTGGCGCCATCCTGGCGAAGAAGACGCGCGAGGCCTCGCCTGCGGCGAAAAAAGCGAACCCGCGGCTCAAGCGCGTGGCTGGGGCGAAGCCGAAGTCGGCCTCGCTCGGCTCGAACCTGATGAAGGGCCATGCCTAAGTTCCTCGAGGACGATCTGAAGGCGGAGTACGGCAACAACAGCGACGCCATCTACGGCACGCTGAACAAAATCGGCGCGATGCACGGAAACAAGGAAACGGCCAAAGGCCGCGAGATGCAGGCGAAACACGATCGCGACAAGGCCCGCAAGAAGACCAGGTCGTCGACGCTCGGCGCGAATTTGATGAAAGGCGGCAAATAGCATGCGAGGAACCGGACCCAGTCTGAGGATCGAGAAGGCATCGAACGGCGGCCATACGATGACGCTGCACCCGGCCGATAAACCGGCAAAGAAGGGCGGCATGGAGATCGGACGCTACGAGCCGCCTGAGACTCGGGTTTACGGTCCCGGCGATCACGAGAAGATGATCGGAGACGCGCGCGCCCACCTGGGCATCACGAAGCCCAAGCTCGGAACCATGCCGAAGGCAGTGGGACTCGCGAAGAACATGGCAGCTGCCGGATCCACCGTTCGGTCGTAGGCGATGCCCAGCTTGCTCGATTTCATCTTCGGGAGCGGCGCCCTTAAGCAAGCTGCGGCGCAGGGCGGAACGCCACCGGTGACAGCGACGCCGTCGCAACCCGCGGGCATCGACGTTTCGAAGCTCGCGCAGCAGCAAGCCGACCAGGCACTCAAAAAAAAGAAGCCTCCCGTGCTCGCGACGCCCCCGGCAGCCCCCGCACTTCCGGCGCTTCCTGCGAGACCAGCCGGCACAATGCAAAAGAACCTGATGGGCGGCGGCCAGTGAAAGGCTACAAACGAGGCCCGGAACGGATGCGGTGTGACGCTTGCCCAGCGCGCAATCGAACGGTCCAGCGTGGCCGCGGCGCGGATGGGAACCTCTACGATCTTTGTTCGAAGTGCCGCGAGGCCTGCGCGCGGCTTGACGCTGGAGCAGTCCAGCCAGTACCGCGACCGCTTGACAGATCCGCGCCTGTCGGCGTATGATCTGACCCAAGGAAAGAGACGTCAGAATTGGAGCGCGGAACGTCCGTGGAACGCATCAAAAGGGCGGGACATCTTGGGAAAAGATGAGTAACACGAACTTCGATCGCTGGTTCCGCGGAAGGTCCGCCACCATTCCGCCATCGCGCTTCATCCGTTCTATCCTCGAAAGCCTTAGCAACTGCCACCCGCTCGGCGGAGATCAGAAGCCTTAGCAATCGAGGTCCACACCCGAAAGGAAAACACATGACGCCAACCGCGATGGACAGCACCGGGACGAACCTGTTCCCGAATTTCATCACGCGCGACGACTGCCGACGGGCGGCCCCGCCCTTCGAGACCACAATCGCCGATCCGACTTACCCCACGAAAACCTGGGCCGATCCGAATCCGCCCGCGCCAGACGCCAATGGAAACGTTTTCTATTATCGGCTGCCGGTTCCGGGCGAAGCTGCCGAGCTCATCCCGTTTCCCGTGCCGGCGAAATGGGCGCCTCTGTACAATCTTCCCGGCCGTCCGCAGTTCCCGGCATACACACCGGCGGCGACGCAGGCCTTCATCAGCTCGCCGTCGTCCTCGGTCCAGGAGCCGATGAACCCGGAAACTTTGAGCACGTATGCGCAAGCCGTCGAGCTACTCGCGGAGCTTAGCTCGCAATTCGGGATCACCGGGCAGATCGTCGAGCAGACCGTTCCGGTTCCCGGCGGCGCTGGGAATGGTCAGTACAACTACCCTCCGGGCGAAGACCGTCGCGTGTTCGTGATCCAGCCGGCGGCAACGGCCAACAATCCATCGCCCCTGCCGATCAACGTCGGTTTGATGCTGGTGGAGATGTACGGCCAGGGCATCGGGGCTCCCGGGAGCTGGGTCGTGAACGGCCAGGGATACGCGTGGTCGCCCGCTCAGATCAACCAGAGCACGGCAAACGGAACGGTTCCGTTGCCCGCGAAACCGGTGCCTCCGGGCGAAACCATCCTGCAGAATATGTTCGGCCAGGCGGTGTATGCCAAGGTTTCGACGCAGTAGCTTCGCCATCCTGCTTTTCTGCTGGTCGTTTCAATTCCTTTCCGGCCAGCAGCCAGCCGCGGCGCCGTCTCCCTCACCCGGAGCGGCGGCCGCGGTAACCCCCGCGGCGACGTGGCTCCCAAAATTCATCTTCACCGGCGGCGGAGGCTTCACCTCGCCAAACGGCAAGTTCGCGTATTACAGCGAATCGACCTACGTCGGGTCTGGCACCTATTCGACCTTCGCGCAGGAGTACACGATCATCAACGGTCAGGTCCAATCCGCCACGCTCGCCGGCGTGACGAAACCGCTCTATCAGTTTGGCCAGATCACCGTCGGACTCACCGGGCTCGGAGGCGGTTCGGTCTCAACGAGCGGTTCCACCGCGGCCGTGGCGAGCGGGCAGGTGTTCGTTGACATACGCATCAAGAAAACGGCGTGGGGCGCCACGCTGACCGGCACCAAAAACAGCACCGGCGGCTGGAAATTCACTTTGGCCCCGCGGTGGGCCCAATGATCCAGGCCCTGGTTGTGCGCAACCCGGCAGCATTCTCGCTCGCGATCGGGATCGGCCTCACCGTCGTCGTCGTTGCCCTCGTGGTCATCGCGTGGGTGGGACTTAGCCGCGTCATGGCAGAGGCCTTGGACAGATCGGACGACGAAGAGCTCTGACGGCGGGCAATTAGACGAGCATGGACGCGCCTGCTATCATCGTCGGCCGGCAGTGCCGATACTGCCGGAAGTGGTATCCGAAGGGCGACTTCGTTCTGTTCGGGCCCGGTCTCGAACGCTGCCCGAAGTGCCAGGAGCGGCATCTTATCGCGCTTGACGCCCTCGCCGGGAACCCTCCGAAAGAGTGCGCCTTCTGCCACATCACCTTCGAGAAGCTGTCCGATAAGCACCCGGGCGAGCGCGTGCCGATGGTGGTCCACATGATCGACGGGACCTACATGCTGGCCTGCCAGGTCTGCGATATCAAGATCACCGAGCTGACCCGGCATCTCTTCAAGGGCACGATGTTTGGAAAGGCGCGTGGAATTGCCTGAACCGAAAACCCCCGAGGATCTCGCGGCTCATTGGCTCGCGATGTATCAGCGCGAACTGGAACTGAACGGCTGCCTTCGGGACCAACTGCAAACTTTCCAGTGGGAAGTGTTCTATGCCCGGAAGGAACTGGCTCGACTCAGGCGCCTGGCTACGCGCGCTGGCTTGAAGTGGAAGAAACCCGCGGCAATATAAAGCCGTATGCACCCCACCGAAGGCGCGGTGGTCGTTCTCGACCCGGGCGCCCCAGTAGAGATTGGACGGGAAGTTCCCGCAGCTCCCGCGACGCCTGCGAAAGTGGCGCCCACTCCTGAACAGACACGGATCGCCGAGCTCGAAGCGAGCCTTCGCGAACAGCGCGAGGCGGCGCAGTTCTGGGCAAACCGGGCCCGCGGCGGTCAGCCGGCGCCGGTCGACGACGCGGCGATCGACGATGAACCGGCCGAACCGGTCCTCGAGGTCGCGAATCCTCCCGCCGGCGAATCGACCGACGATTTCCTGACGGACCTGAACGCGGCCGGCCTCGAAGCGCTCAAGAAAAGAGGCGTAATCACCGGCGAGCAGCTGGCCGTCGCGCTTCAGAACCTTGAAACGCGCATTCGTGGCGAATACGCCATGGATGTGCAGGCGCGCCAGTTCGACAGCCGCCTGAGCGCGGAGTTTCCGGAGCTGATCGAAGCGAACGCCCGCGTCGACGCCGGGCAGCCGGCAAACTCCCCATTGTTCGAGAAGACGGCGGCCAACTATCGCGCGCTGATGCAGGACGCGCCCGGTGTGAAGCATAACAGCGCGGCCGGACGGAGCCTGATGCTCGCGGCGGCGCGCATGGCGAAGACGCAACTGGAGGCCGCAGCCGTGGACACGAACGTCGATCCCGCACCGGGCACGAATCGCCGTGACCGCGTGGAAGGACAACCCGGTCGCGGGCGAGCTCGCGCCGGCGGCGCCGATACCCAGCTCGATGCGCCTCCGGAGATCGGGGAAACGTCGCGCGCGATCATCGCGAATCTTCAGCGCTTCGGCGTTACGGAGGCGCGGTTCAAAGAGTTCCAGGGATCGCCGTTTGAGAGGAGAAACGGCCGTGGCTAACCCTAACCCGACCGAAGTTTTGCAAGCCGCGGCGGCTCCGGAGAATTTCGGCGCGCGGATGGCGGCCAAAAAAAAGGCCGCGATCGCAAAGGCGCCCATGTCGCAGGGCGTCGGCGAGTCCAAGCGTTTCGGAGGGGATTATAATCCTCCTCTCGCCGAGGGCGAAGTCGACTGGGACAAATTGACCCTGAACGGCCAGCCGATTCCCCCGGAGATCCGCACCAAACTCCTCTATCACTACACAGACCAGGCGATCGCTCAGCGCATGGAGAACCAGCCGGCGGTGCAGTTCACCCGGCACGAAGAGGACAAGCAGATCTTCGACAAGTTCGAAGACGGACTGAAAGCGAACGTCGAGCCGTGGGAAGGCGGCGTGGACCCGCTGATCGAGACGAAAAAGGCGCACGAGCAGCCCGGCACGCGATACCGGTATCTCTCCCAGGCGAAGGTCGATCGCGACGGATGGCGCGGCTGGGAGCCAGTCAAGGTCATGGTCAAAGGCGTCGAGACGATTGTGAAGCTTGGCAACATGATGCTCGGAAAGATGAGCGAGGATCGGGCCATCAAGCGCGACAAATTCTTCCAATCGAGGGCCAAAGAGCAGATGGTCGATGCGCAGGATCGCGTCGCCGAGCTGCGCGACCAGGTCATCAGCGAAAAGAACATGCGCGACATTAAGCGCCGGCGCCGCGTCGACGAGCACGAAGGCTTTCAGACCGTGCACGGAGACTCGCGCGAAACCGACGATCCGGATTTCATGCGCGAAGAAGTCCCGCGGGTCGGCGGCTTCGAAAACTCATAAAAGGCCCGGCAATATAGAGTCAGAAACGCGGTTCACAGGTGAGAGCGACTCTCCCAGGCGAACCGGACGGCGCGGAACCCCACCGAGCTACGCAAACCACAAACAGGTTTTTAGCTCGAGGAGGGTTCCGAAATGGCGAACGTCAACAATCCCTACGGCCTGCGCCCGCTGATGCGGACGACCAACGGCGGCAACCCGAACATCTTCGGGTACACGAAGGCCTCGGGCTACGGCTATCCGATCTATAAGTGGGACCCGGTCACGCAACTCGCCGGCGTCCTGAACGGACCCGCCAGCGGCCTCACGGCCGGAACGACTTACCTGATCGGAGTGGCGCTTGCGTTCTCGCTCGCCTCGACGGCTGCGACCATCCTCGTGATGGACGACCCGGGGGCCCTCTTCGATATCCAGGGCGACGGGTCGGGCTCGGGCTCGAACGTCATCGCGGCCGCCACCATGGGCTACAACGCGAACCTGAACTACACGGGCACGGCCGGCGCCGGCGTGACGCGCGATAACTCTGGCGTGCAGCTCACGGAATCGACGATCGCCGTGACCAGTACGCTCGATGTCCGCATCCTGCGTCTGCACAACGATCCGACGAACGCCTATGGTGTGTATGGGCGCGTCGAGATCACGATCAACAAGCACTTGAACAGCAAGGCGGTCACGGCGACCTAAACCGCGCGAACGCGGCAGCGAACGGGAAAGAGTCAGAGGAGGATTTCGAAATGGAAGTCACGGGCAATTTCAGCGACTTTTACGGCACTTCGATGCTGCCGGCGCTCCGCGCCATCGTCGACGACGGCTACAAGCAGTACACGCCGCAGTTCACGAGCATCTTCAACATCCTGTCTTCGAGCCGCTCGCTCGAACAGTTCACCCAGGTCTCTGGCGTGGGCCGTTTCTCGCAGCTGAACGAAGGCGAGGCCGTGCGGCGCGACATGGCCGTCCAGGGCTTCAAGAGCTCGTTTACCCACTCCCGCTGGGGCCTCTCCGTTCCCGTCACGATCGACATGGTCGAGGACGACAAGTGGGATCTGATCGGGAAGCTGCACCGCGATCTTGGCTGGTCCTGCTCGGAAACCCAGGAGCTCGACGCCGTGTCGACCTTCAATAACGCATTCTCCGGATCGTACAACGGCCCGGACGGCGTGCCGCTCTGCTCGGCCTCGCATCCGCTTTACAAGGCGGGCGGCGTGCAGAGCAACATCCTCTCGGTCGCGGCGGATCTCGACATGATCCCGCTCCAGCTGGCGCTCACGGCGTTCAGCCTGATGAAGCGGGCCTCGGGCGAATACATCCACGCCGTCGCCCGGAACCTGATCATCCACCCGTCGAACATGTGGCTCGCCCACGCGCTGACCAAGTCGACGGACGACCCGACCACCGCAGATCGCTCGGTGAACCCGCTGGCCGCGGCGCCCGACGGCATTCCCAAGCCCTTCGCGTGGCGCTATCTCACGGACGTGGACAGCTGGTTTATCACGAGCGAACCGGCGCGGACGGGCCTCGTGTGGTTCTGGCGTAAGCGCCAGTATTCGAAGTCCTGGACGGACGACGAGACCGAAGTCGGGGTGACGGCCATGCGCTACAAGAAGTCGCACGGCTGGAACGACTACATCGGCGTCTACGGCACGCCCGGCGCCTAGGCCGCAAACTTCGACAGGAGGTTTTCTCTCATGAATGACGGTGTCAGCCATTTCAACTCGGTGCAGTCCGGTGGCGTTCCTGTCCTCGGGATGCTCACTCAGGGGACTTCGTGGTTCGTGCGTCCCGGGACCGGCTCGGACAATAACAGCGGCAGGTCCCCGCAGCAGGCCCTTCAGACCCTGGCGACCGCTCTATCAATGGCGCAGGCCAACCAGAACGACGTCATCTACCTGATGGCCGAGTCGGACACGCCGGGTGGCACCACGGACTATCAAAGGGCGACGACCGGCCTTCTTTGGAACAAGGATCTGGTCCACCTGATCGGCGTGAACGCTGGCTCCAAATTTTCGCCCCGCTCTCGCGTGGCTCTTGCTTCCACTTTCGCGAGCGCATCGCCCCTGATCACGGTTTCGGCGAACGGCTGCCTGTTCAAGGGCGTCGAGTTTTTTGCGGGCGTGCCCTCCACGGCGCCCCTCGGCTGTATGTTGGTCACGGGCGAACGCAATCACTTCCAGGGCTGTCACATCGCCGGTTTCGGCCACGCCGACATGGACATTGCTGGTGGTTACGACATCTCGCTCGCAGGAGCCCAGGAGAACTTCTTCGAGGACTGCATCATCGGAATTGACACGATCACGCGCTCCGCGCAGGTCAACGCCAATATTTACACCTCGGTCAATGGGATCAAGGCGACCCGCAACATTTTCCGTGAGTGCGAGATGCGCATGTATGCCGGACACGCGACCAATCCACAGTTCTTGCGCTCGCCCACGGGCACGGTCGACAGATCGCTTGAGTTTGACGACTGTCTCTTCCTGAACGCCGTCGGCTCCGGGGCCACGTCGCTGACCGAGGCGATGACCGTCGTCGACGCCAACACCGTTGTCCTCCGCGGCGCCAAGTGCGGATTTGTCGGGGCAGGCAAGTGGAATGCGTCCGGATCGATCCTGATCATGGTGACGAATACCATCGCGGCGAGCACTTCCGGCTACGGCGAGTACGTCACCTAAAAAACGAGGACCTGAATGGGTTACCCAGTATCGACCGCGAACGCGAACTTCGCCTACAACGCGGTCCAATCGAACATCCTCAGCACGGGGGGAGGATTCCTCGCCGGTCTCATCATTCCTTCGACCTGGACTACGGCGTCGATCGCGCTGTTCGGTTCGGTCGATGGCGTGAACTTCTTCCAGGTCTACGATTCCGCCGGCAACGCCGTTACCATCACTGCGGGCGCATCGACCATGGTCATGATCGGCGACGAGACCAAGATTCCGACGGAAGTTCTGAAGGCCATGCTGTACTTCAAACTTCAATCCGGCGCGACCGGCTCGACCGTCGAGCAGGCGGCGTCGGGAGGCCTGGACGTGATTTGCATTCTGGTTAAGAGCCCGCTGCCCGGCTCGGTCCACTAAATGAGACAGCTACGCAATCCGTGGCTTATTGTCCCGCTCATTCTCGCGGGCAACATTTTGCTGACGTGCTTTCACCTGTGGCTTTCTGGGGAGCTAAAAAGCTGGGCACAGCTCCCCGACGCGCTGAACCACGCGTCCTTTTCAGCGACGATGACGACGATCGGCTGGATTTTCTTTCGCAGTCCTTGGGCCGCCCAGATCATCGAGATTATGGGCGAGCAAAAGAGCACGGGCCCAGCGGGCGAAACCGTCCAAAGCACAAAGGTCACGCTCTCGAATGAGCCGCCGGCGGGAGGCAATTCCTAGTTATGGCTGGAATGCCCGCAACGTTCGCGAACGACATCCTGCAGCTGATCTTCAACGCGCAGGCGATCGCGAACATCGCCGACAACGCCGGATCGAGCCCGCTCACGAACCTGTACGTCGCACTGCACACCGCCGATCCTTCGAGCGGCAACCAGGAGACGAGCGAGGCGACCTACACGGGCTACGGACGCGTCGCCGTCGCGCGCACCTCTTCCGGGTGGACGGTGAGTTCGAACGAAGCCGAAAACGCCGTGGCGGTCACTTTCCCGGCCTGCACGGGCGGTACGAATACGATCACCTATTTTTCGATCGGCACGAAGACGACCGGCAACACGGGCCTTTTGCTCTACGTGGGTGAGCTGACGGCCTCGCTCGCGGTCTCGAACGGCATCACGCCGCAGGCTGCCATCAACGCCTTGACGGTCACGCAGGCCTAGGCGTAAACTGCGGCAATGACGCGCAGCCAAGCCAAAGAGAAGCTCAAAGAAATCATTCCGACGATTCCCGCAACGCACTCGATGGATGCGGCGATCGACATCATCCTGCTCGCGCTCGACGGCGCCCTCGCCTTCGAACAGGAGCTTGCGCAGTTCTCGGGAACGGCTCACGCCGTCGCGAGGGTCCGGCAATCCTCGGAGTAGGAGCAAAAACGCATGCGCAAGTGTTTTTCGGCCGCGGGCCTTCTCGGCTTCGCGGCGATCGCCATTCTTGTCGGTCTGCACGCCCAGAATCCCAACACCGCGGCTTTTCCGTCGGCCGTCGCGACCGATAGCAATCTATTCGTCGCGACCAACCTCGGAACGACGACGCTGAACGGCAACATCACGAACAGCCAGACCACCGTCGTGGTGACCAGCGCGAGCGCGCTGGGCGTCGCGCCCATCATCATGGCGATCGGCACCGAGCTGATTCACTGCACGAGCCTCTCTACAAACACGTACTCGGGATGCACGCGGGGAGCGGAGAGCACCACGGCCGCCTCCGCGTCGAGCGGCGCGACCGTGACGAACGTCATCACCGCCTGGCACCATAACCAGATAGCGGCCGAAGTCAAGGCCATCGAAACCGAGCTGACGACGGTCGGCTGCGGCATCGTGGGTGCCTCGAGCGCGCTTTCCGCCTCGGGCACCTGTGTAACGATCTCGAACGCCGGGACGACGGGCACCACGCAGTACACGCTGACCAAGCTGACGGGCGCGCCGTCCACGGCCGTGATCGCGGCGACGACCGATATCACCAACATCATCGGAATCACCGACTCGGGCGCGGGCACGAGCGGCTCGGCCGTCATCAAGGAAAGCGGGCAAGAGTCCTGCGTTTTCGACAGCAGCACCGTTGCCGGCGATTACGTGGGGATCAGCAGCACGACGGCCGGGGACTGCCACGATATCGGGGCCTTGGGGAACTACCAGGGCCAAGTGATCGGGCGCGTGCTCTCGACGAATGGGAGCGGCGGGACTTATACGGTGGACCTGAGCCTCAAAATCACGATGAGCGGCGCGGGCACGATTCAGTATGGAGCGATCGCGAGTCTGCCATCTTCCTCGACAGTTGCAGGAAATGAGTACATCTGCACAGATTCTCCCTATCACTTCGTTTGGACGGGAAGCGCTTGGCAGCCTTACGTCTTCGGCTATAAGGTCACGCAGCCTGTTCTCGCGAACTTCACCCAGACCGAGGTCAGCATCTCCACGTTCGACACGACGCACGGCGGGATTCTCTGGTCCGTCACATCGGGTGGAGGATCGGCGAATACCCAGCAGGTGCTATCGTTCGGCAATGGCGGCCTGGTCGGCTCGGGCGCCTATTATGTAGACGCGGCATTCACCGTCGATATCTCGGGCGGCAACGGCGGACTGGGCGTCGGCATCACGCCAGCGACTCCGTCGGGCAGCTCCGCGATCGCATTCGCGGATTACGGTTCGGTTGGATCTGGTTATCAGGTCTCGACGGTGACGTGCACGGCGCTTTCCAACTGCGCGGGCAGCAACGTCGTGGCTTGGATCGGCGTCAATGAGCTGGCCTCTCCGCTGATCTGGACCAGAATCTACGACGATGGATCGGCCACCCGTTATTACTACTACTCGACGAACGGCTACATGTGGAGGCTCATCACGTCAACCTCCCGGACTTCCGTCGTTTCGTCCCCGGGAAGTGCGGTGTTTATCGTGACGAACTACAACGCGTCCCTCGTCATTCACCTGCTGCACTTCTCGGTCCACAGCTAAGGAAAACAAAATGGCGACGTGGGGCACACCGAAGTGGGGGCAGACCGGGTGGGATATGCCGGCGGCCTCGGGTGCGTTCTCTGGGTCCGTCAGTTCCACGGCCACGGTCGCCGGTGCGCTGACAGGCGCTGGTGCGCTCGCCGGCGCCGTTAGCTCCACGGCCACGGTCGCCGGTGCGCTGACAGGCGCCGGGGCGCTCGCCGGTGCTCTCAGCTCCCTGGCTGCCGTTTCCGGTACGTTCACGGGCGCAGGCGCGCTTGCTGGCGCCGTTTCCTCGGCCGCGACGGTGTCAGGGACCTTTACGGCGACCGGGGCTTTGGCGGGCGCTGTAAGCTCGGCAGCGACCGTTTCCGGGACGTTCACCGGCGCGGCAGTCCTGGCCGGCGCCGTTTCATCGACCGCGACGGTCTCGGGAACGCTGACGGGAACCGGCGCGCTGGCCGGGGCGGTTTCGTCGAGCGCAACGGTGAGTGGGACGTTCATCGGTATCCAAAACCTTGCTTTCACCGGGGCCTGTTCCTCTGTTGCGACGGTGTCCGGAACCCTTATTGGGATACAAATCAAGCAGTTCGCCGGAAGCTGCGTATCGACCGCGCTGGTTTTCGGACTCTTCACACAGGCCCGTTTTCCGTCGCCCTTTACGCCGGCTACCTTCAGCGGGACGCCGCGGCCATTTGATCCGTTCAGCACGGCAGGAACGCCGCAAGCCTTCGCGCCGGCATCCGTCTCTGGAGCGCCGGGCATTTTCAAGCCAAACCTTTGAGGGCAATTCTAAGACGTGATCGCCCAATCCTACGGCCAGCTCCGGATGCTGCTTTCGAAAGCGGCGCCCGGGATCGACCTGGAGCTCGTCGACAATTGGATTCAGACGCGCTACACGGAGCGCGTGCTGTCCGCGATCCCCTGGAAGCGCTCGGAGAACGTCAGCGTGCTGCAATCGCCCGCCAGCGTCAATTCCGGCACAGTCACGGTGAACCAGGGCTCGAACGCAATCACTGGCGTAGGAACGGCATGGACCGCGGCGCTGACCGGGCTCATGATCCGGATCGGCTGCGGTCCCGAGTATTATCAATTCACGTACGCGAGCGCAACGACCGGCACGCTCGATCGAAATTATGAGGGTTCCACGGGCGCAATCCTCACCAGCTCGATCGGCGCCGCGGGAACGGGCTACGCGCTCGGCGATCAGTTCACGGTATCGGGTGGAGTTTCGCCTGCGGTCGGAACCGTCACCGGAATCGGCGCCGGCGGCTCCGTCACCGCCTATCAGTTTCTCGACACGAACGCGGGATCCGGTTATTCGCCCGCGAACGGCGTCGCCACGTCCAGCCCGGGAGCTGGGAGCGGTTTCACCGTAAATATTCTTACGGTGGCGCCGGGCACCGGGCTCTCCTACCGCATCGACCAGGCCGTATTCCTACTGCCCTCGAACGCGCGCATCCTCAACGGCGTTTACCCGATGCACAACCGGGATCGAGGCCTTGAGCTGATTTCCCCCGCAGAGCTGAACCGGCGCGCGCCCCAACGGCTTGAGTACGGGACGCCACGGTGGGCGGCTCACAGCTGGGACAACGCGACGACCCAGATGCAGGTCGAGCTCTTCCCAATCCCGTCGAGCCCGAATTACGGCGGAAACACCATTTCGCACGTCGTCGATTACGTCTACGATCCCGCGCCCCTGACGAGCGCGACGGCGACGAGCCTGCTCGCCTGGATGTCGAATGGCGCGATGTTCAACGGCGTCATGGCCGACATCGCTATGTTTCGGGCCACGCTTCCGAAAAGCTCGGATCTTTTCCTGCCGGACGGCCTCGCGATCGCGCAGTCCTACGAGGCCATGTTCACCGACTATTTAGACACCATGGGCAAAATCAACGCCGGCCAGCGCGGACAGGTCAATCTGCGGCTTTCCGACGAGTTCAGCGGGAACGGCGGATCCGGGTATCCCTTCCGTCGAGGCCCGCGGCACGAAGGCTGGCCAGGATGAGCCACGAAATGCGACAACGCACGCGCTACGATCTCCGCGGCTACCGATTTCCGGAAGACAAGTGCGACTGCGGTATGTGCGAGCGCAATCCTGCCTTTATGGAGATTCTGGTGCGCTTGGGAGCCGATCTGCTCGTCTTCAAACTGGGTCTCAATTGAGGGAGAAAAACCGGAAGTGAATATCGGCGACATGACCGATCGCGCTCTCGAACGTCTCGGCGACGCCGTGGGCGGGCAGTCGTCTTATTACGACCCGACCGAGGTGGGCCGCGCGCTGAACTGCCTGCAAAACCTCTTCGCTTTTCTGACGCTGTGCTTTGAGACCACCGCGACGTTCTCGCTTCTCACGAACGGGACCGCAAGCTACAACATGCTGGCCACCTACCCGGATTGGATTCTTCCGCTCCGGATACGTCTTCATGGAGGGGCGAAGCTTAAAACGAGCCGGCTGAACGACCTCGCGGCGCTTGACCAATCGTGGCGGGCCGCAGCCGGAACGCCCCAGCGGTACAGCTCGAACGGCTTCGATTTCCTCAGCTTCTACAAGCAGCCGACGACGTCCACTTCGGTAGACATCACCTACGCCCAGACGCCGGCGCAGCTTCCGAGCCCGGTCCTCTCGCCGAGCACCACGCCGTCGATCCCGGTCGAGTATCACCAGGCGCTCATCGATGGGGCAATTCCTCTACTGAGGGCCAAGGAAGGCGGCGATGAGTGGCAGAAGACGCTGCCCGGCTGGGATCGTTATATGGCCGCAGTCAACAAAATGGCGACTTACGTTCGAAACCGCAACATCGAGCAGGGCTATGACCGGATGCCTCCGGAGCTCGTTCGGTTCGACATGAGCGGGCTCACGAACCAGGTGGCGAATGGATAGACCGTTCGAGGTGCCTTACGTGAAACCCGACGACTCGCTTTATCTCGCGTATGTGACGGAGATCGAGACGGCGATCGAACACGGGCTCACTGCGGCGCGGGCGATCCAGGCGATCGTGAAGCGCGGCGGAAGACTGAAACAGGTGACCAATGGCGTTTACTAGCGTAGCGATTACCCCCGGATCCGGCGCCGCCATCTGCGTCGACGCCGTCAGCGGTCTGGATGTTCAGGTGGTCAAGCTCGACTTCGGCGCGAGCGGAGCCAGTTCGCCGGCCGTTGCCGACGGCTCGGGGAACCTCCAGGTCAACCTAGCGGCCATCACGAGCGGCTTTCTCGTTCCCGTCACGGCCACGGCGGCCAATTTCAAGGTCGACGCCTCGGGCGTCACTGTGCCGATTTCGGCGGCCAGCGCTATTCCGGTCTCAGCGGCCAATACGGCGCCGGTCGCGGTCCGCATTTCGAGCGGATCGGCGTGGGTCGATACGATCCCGGTCACCGGGACGGTCGCGGCGACTCAAAGCGGCGCGTGGGCCGCGAAAATTACGGATGGAACGAACAACGTCCACCTGACGAATCCGGGCTCGGGCAACTACGCGCTCGACGTGAACGTCGTCAGCTCCGTCGCGATCGGCGGCACGGCCGCGGACGACGGCGCAACGTTCACCGCGGGAGCCACCCCGTTGACTCCGATCGGCGGTGTGTACAACGATTCTGTCGGTGCCGTGACCTCGGGAGATGTCGGGGCGGCGCGCATCACGGCAAACCGAGGCCTGCACGCAAACCCGCGCAACGCCTCGGGCGCCGAGATCGGAACCGCGGCATCCCCGCTCTACGTTTCGCCGGCGACGAGCCCGAACACGCAGCCGGTCTCGGGAACGGTTACCGCAAACCAGGGCACGGCATCGGGCTCTGCGAGCTGGGCCGTCAACGTAAAACAGATTGGCGGCGCGGCCGTCGCCGTCGTCGGAACGGGCATTCAGCAGGTCAGCATCACGGATTCGAGCGGAAACGCCCTGAGCGACGCCAATCCGCTCTTTACAGCGCCGAGCGCGAAGGCCAGAACGCGCGTGACCAAGTCGGTGTCGCTTTCGACCGGCACGGCCGTGGCGGCCTGGACGCCAACTTCCGGCAAAGCGTTTTACATCACGAAAGCCGTGATCGTCATCAGCGTGAGCGACACGCTCGCGATTTTCGATAGCACGAATGCTGCGGCCAATCTCCTCTCGAACGGCACGATGCCAACCGGTTTCTTCACGCTTGACTTTGAGGCGATGCCGTGGGCTTCCGCGGCCGTCAACAACGTGCTAAAGTACACCGCAGGCAGCTCGCTTGTCGGCGTGTTGACCCTTCACGGTTTCGAGGAGTAAACATGGGCCTGGAAAACACATTGGCGGGAGCTGGCGAGAAGATCGTCGACGAGGCCTCGGTCGACCTCGGAAAACTGGTCGCCGAGCTGCCGGCTGAGGCTAAACCGGTCATCGATTATTTCATGGCGAGCCTGCGGCAGCTGGCCGTCGGCCGGACCATCACTTTCACGATCACGATCAAGTAATGGAATCGGAGCACTTTAAGGACGCGGAACTCGCGTGCCATCACTGCGGCGTGAATCTCTGCCAGCAGGAGCTGCTCGACGCCCTTGAAGCGCTGCGAGTCGCGATCGGGAAACCAATTCTGGTGGACGACGCCTACCGCTGCGCGGTGCACAACGCCGAAGTCGGAGGAGCGCCGCATTCCGAGCACTTGCAGGGCATCGCGGCCGACATCCGCGTCGAAGGAATGACGGCCGCAGAGCTAGAAGCGGTCGCGCGCCAGATCCCTGCATTCCGCGGAATCGGGCGTTCCGACCAGCCGCCATATCTGCACGTTGACACGCGCGCGATCGCGGCCGAATGGTGCTACACGTCGACGGGCACCGTCATCGCGTATTACGCCCCTGGCGACCAGTCCGCCGGCGTAGTAGCCTAGCGCCATGGATCAGAAACCCAGCATTGGACGGATCGTTCACTTTGTCGAGGAAAACGGCGCGCACTCGGCGGCGATTGTCACGGGCGTGCAGGGTGACGTGATCGTGGGATTGCTCACGGCACCCTTCCGGGACAGCCCGATGTCCATATCGCATCCCGCCGGATTCACGCACGATGAAAGCGGCCAGACTCCTGCAACGTGGCATTGGCCCGAGCGTGAATAAAAGTGAATAGGCTCTGTCCCTGCCATACCTGTCGATACCGGCGCGGCTGGGCAATTCATCAGCGTGGGATTGCTCCTGCTGTTCCCGTCCTCGCTCGGCCCGGCAAACACGGGCGTAAACCTCCAGGCGCTTCTCGGGGAGCTATGGGCGCCGCTAAACGCGACCGGCCCAATTGACGCCGTGTTCTGGAGCGCCACGGACCTTCTGCAATGGTTCGACGAGGCTAAGAATCGCCTGGCGCGCACCTGCGGAGTTTTCGTCCGATACGATACAACGACCGAAACCGTCAGCGACCAGGGTCCCTATTCGCTGCCTGCCGACCACGCTTCGACCCTCCAGGTAGATCTCGCGGGAGCCGTGCTGCGGCCGCGGACGATTCAGCAGCTCGAAGCGCTGGACGATTCCTGGCCGAGCGCAACGGGAACGCCCGCGGCTTTCATTCAAGCTGTAGACGGCGATCCCGAGCTCACCCTCTACCCCGCGCCGACTGCGGCGAGTCAAGCCGTCGGAATCGTGGAACACTCGATTCCCGCGGCGGTGCAGCTCTCTAACGCCCTTTTGAGCGTCCCGATCCCCGTGCGCGAATACTTCCGGTTTTATGCGCTCGGCGAGGCGCGCGCGAAAGAATCGAAGTCCCAGATGCAGGAGACGGCGCAGTGGTTCAAGGGCCTCACTGGGATGCTGGAACAGGCCATTACCGGGTACTACGGAGGCGCCGAGTGATGGATCCGGAAGTGTGCGCGGACTGCGGTCGGGACCTCTCGTCGGCTAACGTGCCGGCGGGGGAATGTGTGATTTTTTGCACCTGCGAAGTGACTCCGTGCCGTAGGCGGCTGTGCGGAAAGTGCTCGCGCGAGTCGGAAATGCTGAATGGCCGCGTGATCTGCCACGTTCATGTCGAGGAGTTAAGGGACGCCCTCACAGCCGAGGAGGACACGCTTGGCTAGCCAAACCGACAGCCAGCGCGTAATTTCCGGCGGTCTCGACCTGATGAGCCCGGCCGACAAGATGTCGCCCACCGCGGCGCGCCAACTTGAGAACTTCCGGATCGACCAGGTGAACCAACTGCGCAGCCGGCGAGGCCTCGGCCCTCCGCAGTCGATGGGCTCGGGGAACTTCCACACGATCGCGCTTTATCCGAGCGCCGACGCAATCTTCGGAATCGGCACGGAGATCTTTGTCGGAACCGGCCAAGCGATCAGCATCCAAGCTCCCGGGACGCCGGACGGCCAGAAACTCGGCGTGGCCATGTATCTCGGGTCCGCCTACATCATGAATCAGGGTGTCCAACTGCGCCTTGACGGCACGAACGGCTGGCCATGGGGGGTTCAGCCGCCGGCCTCCGCACCCACCGTCACGCCCGTGACACCCTCCACCGTCCTGCTTGAAAACTTCGACGGTAGCGATGCGCTCGAAACCGTGACGACGATGGTCACTGGCGCCGCAGCCGTGGCCTGCATGACCGCAAGCGCGCCCGTCGTCGACACCACCAACGGTGCGACAGCGTCCTTTGATAGCGTCAACTATCAGAACGCGCCAGCCTCGCTGAATATTGCAGTCACGCAGCCTTGCACCGCCGTCGTCGACGTGGGCGCCGGTGCCATGAGCCTCGACACCACGACCGACGGAGGCGCGAACGATTCAGACCAGTTCTCTTTCTGGCTCAAGTGCTCCGATCCTACGCAGATCACGAGCATGACGGTGACGCTTTTTAACGCGCCGGTCGGCGGCCAGCAGGGTCTCAGCGTTCAGTGTTTCTTCGAATCCGGATCCGCATGGGATCCAGCTAAGATTCTGAACCAGGCGCCGAACAGTTGGACCCAGGTTTTTATCAGGCGGACGCTGAATGTCGATTTCTTTCAGACGCAGATAGCCCAAGCCATGCGGCGCCCGTCCGGGACCAAGCTCGACTCGCTTGCCGGCGCCGGCTTGACGCCCACCAACAGCCCGGTCGCGGATCTTACGGCCCAGCTGACGCAACTCCTTCAGAATCCGGCCTTCTTGGTGATCGCCCAGCAAAACCCGCAGATCCTCGGGATTAACAACACGCCCGTCGTCGCGGCAAACGCCACGAACTTCGATTGGACCGCCGTCGTGGACATTCAGATTTCCGTCGTGTTCGGCGGCGCCGAGACAATCAACATCAACCAGCTGCAAGTCGCGAATCCGGCGCAGAACGCGGCATCGCTCAGCGGTTCGGGCCAATACTACGTTTCTTTCGTAGACGAAGCCGGCCATGATGGCTTGCCTTGCCTCGAACCTTCCGCGCTGGTCACCTTGAACAATCAGGCGGCACAGCTCACCGATATCCCGGTCTCTCCACAGGCCAACATTGTCGAGCGCAATATTTGGCGCATCGGCTTCGGAATCTCCTCGCCGTTGCTTGTGGGAGTGATCCAGGACAACACCACGACCGAATGGCTCGATCCGACGACCAACGACGAGGCCATGGGCGACGCGGTTTACATGCCGACGAACCGGACGCCTCCGCCGGCCGCCTTCGGCGTCATCGGCCCGTTCTTCGGCAAGCTGGTGTGTTTCAACACCAAAGACCATCCGATGCGGTTCTTTTGGACGCCGGCGGGAACTCCATGGTGTTTCTACGGTTCGGACGATCCCGACATCGGCGACTGGGAAGACTGCGGATCGGGAGCGGACGAGCTCCTAGCTGCCACGAATCACAAGACCATCCTGGTCCTTTATGCCCGGCACAGCATTTGGCGCGTGCCCGGAGACCCGGCGGCTGTTGACGCGATCCAGACCAACGCAAACGTCGGTATCGTGGGACCTGCGGCAGTCTGCAACGGAGGCGCCGTTGACTATTTCGTAGGGCCCGAGGGCGTCTACGTTTTCAATCTGGACCAGGAAACCAAGATCTCGGGCGCCATTGACGGCATCTTCAAGGGCGACTATGTCCTGCTCGATTCCGGAACTACCATCCCTCCGATCGAGCCCACAGCGATCGGGACCATTTGCATCGAGCTCGCAAACGAACGGCTGCGCGTTTCTTATCCGGAGTTTGGAAACAAGACGCCGAACGTCGTCCTGATCTACAACACGGTGACCGGCCAGTGGGCCCAGGAGCGCTACGGCGCGGTCGGTTTCAGTGCACTCGCCTATTGGGGTGCTGGACTGCCCATGACGGCCGGTTCTCCGGGCGGAAATTGGTACGCCCTTGAAAGCGAAGAGAGTGACAACGGAACGGCGATCGCCGTCAGATGGCAAACGGCGAGCTTTGACGAAGGGCTGCCCGGGTTCTACAAGTGGTATTCGGATCTCGAAGTCGAGGCGTGGCTCGCCGGCATCCTCACGCCTGTAACGCTGACTCTTACCGCGATTTTCGACGATGGCAAGACGGTCTATACCGTGGGCACGTTCACGGTCACGCAATCGACCAAACAGAAATTTAGCTTCCGGCTGCCAGAGAATCCAAACGTCCCGATCCCTGCCGGCGGTTCGGACTATGGCTGGCGCGCGCTGAACATCGCGGTACGCATCACGGGCAACGTCGTGGGCGAGCTGGTCATCGGCGGCCTCTACATCCATGCGTATCCAGAGGAACGGCTCGCGCACACGTTCGACAGCGGGCCCACGAACTTCGGGCTCGCGGAAAAGGTCAAGCAAGTCGATTATCTGGAGTTTTACCAGACGGGCACCGGACAGCAGCTGCAGCGCACGCTCGCGAGCGACTTGCCCGGTCGCGTTCTGACGATTCGAGACCAAGCGAATATGACGGCGCCGAACGGTCGCGGAGACGTACGTTTCCGGCTGGCGTCGATCGTTGAGGGCAGGAACTTCCGGCTGACCGTGAACGACGCCGCTAGCGGCCTGCCCTTCCAGCTTCACCAGGCCCGGGCCCGCATGAGGCCCGTCGGGGAATATATCGATGGCACCAACAATGAGTATTTCGAATCACCGGAGTTTAGCGTTGCACCTGGGCGCGTGGGGGAGATTAAGGATTTCCTACTTGACTACGACGTCTCGGGCACCGGCGGAATGCTTCAGCTCTATAGCGATCTGCCGGGCTCGGCGTTCGCCGTTCGGAGATCTCTCCCGATTCCTTATCAAACGACTCGTGCGCCGTATGTTTTCCCCTTCGAAAATTTCGGCAACCAGGCCGACGATTTTCTGCCCGTGGGCCAGCTCTTTAAGGTTCGGCTGTATCCTCCCGCCGGCGGTATCCTGCGGCTTCACGGCCGCGCGCAATTTCGCGGGCGGCTGATCGGGACCTACTTCAACGGCGCGAATGGAGAAGTTTTCCAAACGCAACCCGTCGAGCTGTTCGGCGGCATGGGACTCGCACGCGAAATCCGATGCACCATGACCGCCGGCGGCCCGATGGTCCTCACGATCGCGACGGAGATTCCAGGCCTCAATCTGGCACCTTATCCACCCCTCCAGGTGACTCTGAACCCGACGTCGACGAGCGCCGGGCGCGTTCCGATTTCCGTCCGTCTTCCCGGGAACACGAAGGGCATCCTCTGGCGTTTCACGCTCTCGGGCCCGTACATCTGCCGGCTGTTCGAACTGAAAGTACTCGGCCGACGCACACAGCCTCCTGCGAGCGGATGGGACTGGGCGCCCGTTCCTCTCGATCCAACGCCGGACGAGTGGCAGCCGATCGCGATGCCGTGCGGACAGACGCCCGAGCAGTTCACCTGGGTCGACGTTGCGGTCGATCCCGTCCTTCCTCCGCCTCAGCGCGTAGCCGAGGTCTGACGTATTGAATTAAATACATCAATAAATGGCAAATCCTCCAGCCCCAACGGAACTTCCCTCGAGCGGCATCGGCACCGTCGCGCAGCTCGTCACCGCGGTGAACGATCGATTGCGTACCATCGTCAGCTGGGTAACGGGCGGCTACGTGGGGAATCCCGCGACTTCTCAGGTCGATCTTGCCCAGAATCAGATCATCAACCTGGCCGACCCGGTCAACCCACAGGACGCCGTCAACCTTCGGACGCTGAAGCGAATCCAACCGAGTGCAATCGCAGCGCCCTCGGCACCAACCTCCGTCGCGCCCGGTTCTATCAGCTTCCGGCTCGTCTACCGCGGCTTCGCCGAGCTCTCGATCGAGGATGTCGTCGTGGCGGCGCCGGCGACGCTCGATGGCATAGACTTCCTCGCCTTTGCGGTCGACGAAACCGACACGGCCCTGGCCGGGCTGATCGGCGTGAATCTCGATGCGCACGCAGAGACCGATCCGATCAATATCGTGAATAGCAACGGGCTGGTCGGCGGCATCGCAACGGGTCCCATGGGGCGGCTGGGCCGATCCGTCCAAGTCGGCGATTACCTGATGATCGATGCGGAGATTGTCCGGATCGTGGCTGTCGGTACGTCCAGCTTCACCATCAAGCGGCGCTCAGGCGTGGCGCCCTCGACTGCGGCCCAGCTCGGAAGCACGCTCGCGGCACATGGAGCTGGGGCGTCCTGGTACAAGCTGTTCCCGTATCCGTTCACGCAAGAGGCTAAGCCTCAGACATTTGGACTGCCCATGAGCGTTGTCCCCTATGGCGCCACTAAGGCCCAGGCGACGGGCGGAGCGCCTCCGCGGTGGACCCTCGCGGCGCCCAATCTCTGCGTCGTGGCGATCGTCGCCCTGGCTCGGTCCGGCTCTCTCGCCTGCCCGCCCACCATCGTCAACTATTCGGCCAGTCGGACGCCCGTGGTGGGCATTCTGAAATTCGCCAATTCGCCGGGGGTCCGAACGTTCAGCGGGGCGGCTTACCAGCTTGGATGCTCGGGCACGCTTACCGCCGGCCAGTTCGCCGACTTCCTGGTCCGGGTCCAAGCGTGGCATTCGATCCGGAACGTCTGGGCCTATGTGATGACCGCGACGTCGCCCTCGGCGAATCCCCTGCGCGCTTACCTGCTTTATTACGATCCGAGCCGAACGTTCGGCGGAATCGTCCAGCAGTTCAACTTTCCACAAGGCGGCGTGATTTCCGACGCGACGCCACCAGACGGTCAGCAGATGCCCTTCGGTCCGGGCCTCCAGGTGTGGCCGCCGAGCGGATTTGCACAGATTCCGATGGCGAACGGACGTGCGGTCTGGCCTTTCACGGGCGGCGGATCTCCCATTCAGCTCGCTATGGACGGATGGTTTGACATCGTGATCGACCAGGCGGACGGCGCGAGTGCGAACCTTCTGGGCGTCGTCCAGGTATGAGCTTTCCAGCCACAGTTCTCCAGGGGAACTTCCCGTATTTCAGCCCGATCGGCCCGTTTGAATACCAGCGAACGGGCGGAGCGACGGACCGCTACGGCGTGGCTTTCGAGTACGCTCCGGGCCCGACATACGGCCTGGCGGTAGTGAAATCTACGGATGGCGGGAACACCTGGGCTGTTATGGACGCCGCAGACGCGCCTGCGGCAACCGATGGCAACGCAGGAGCCGGACCGATTTTCCCACTTTCGGTCGCGCAGTCCACCGTCGACGGCGCCCTTTGGATAACCTATGCGACGACGGGGAACGTCCCGGCGATGGTGCGCTACGATCCGGATGCCGACGAGTGGGGCACGCCCGTGATCGGAACCGCGCCGGACAACTGGGCTGCGGAAGCGGCCGCCCTGAGCCTGTTCAGCTGCTACAACCCGGCTAGCAATTTCATCGTCGTCGTCACCCAGGCGATCTTGACGGGCGATGGCTATCCGCAGTGGGGTGTCGCGATTTTCGACATTTCTGGGAATAACTGGGGTGCGTGGACGGCCATGGGTGCGCCGAGCTCCGACAATACAATCACGCCCAGCGCGATCGCGCTAGGATTGAACGGCCTCGTCCATGCCCTTGCGAGCGTCCAGAACAACGACGTGGATGGTTCGGTGGATGTTTATCAGCAGGCCATCAAGCAGGACGGCACCCTCGGCACCTTCGCTATTGTTCCTTCGACTCATTTTTCGGGCGATGGATACGTGCAGAACACGATCGACGTGTACGCGGCGTCTGGTGCCGGGCACGTGTGGATCGCCGCAACCGCTAACGATGCCACGAACGATGGAATGAGCGTTCAGGCAGGCAGCGGAATTTCGGCCGATCCGATCGACTTCAGCCTCGATCTCTATGAAATGGGCGGAGCGATCGACGGCCACGGCCAGGTCGCACTCTGCGCCGCGAACGCCGCGACCATATGGGCGGCATTTTTCGGAACCTCGGATGACTACATCGCGTACTGGGAACAGGCTTTCGCCGGCGGCGCAGTTCTTATGGTTGTCATCGGCGATACGACGACCGTTTATCTTTACGACCAAAACGGAACCGGCTTCGGGTCGATCAACACTCTTTCGGACGCCGTCAGCGGGCCGCCGATCGCGCTCAATGCCTTCTATGTGCCCTATGTGGCCAAGTCCCGCCAAATCTTTCCGCAGTACATGAAGCGGTTCACCCAGGTAGGAAATTAAGAGGCCTGCCACCGTGTCCGCCTTCCGAGCGGATGGGCGTCGCGTCCAGGCCTCAGTTCGTGAACCGATACAAAAGTATCACAAACGAAGCGCCGAGACAACCGCGCGGAAAAAAGGGCCCTGTGATCTCGCTGTCACCCAGGTTAGCGGGTTTGGATTTGACAGCGTGCCTCAGGACCCCAAGTCCTACAGGCTCGTGTGCAAGAATAACACGGGCAATTCCTAAGTGTGCGACCTCCGCGGAACGTGAGCTTGGCCACGCCCTTTCCGGCCTTCGATGTACCCCGGATCTGGGGATGGATTCAGCCGTTTCGCGGGCGGTTCTTCGATGACTGGACCGGGCGGTCCATGGATGAGTTTGTGGACGAATGGTTCGAGGCAGAGCAACGCGCTCGCCTCTCGTTTGCGGTTTACCGCGACGGCCAGCTGGGGGGGGTGATCGTTTCTGCGCCGGTGAATCCGATCGTGTGGGACGTGCACTTCGTTTTCAAGAAGGAGTTTTGGGGACTGGACACGACGCTGCCGGCGTTATTCACGGCGGGCGAGACGATTTTCGGAAACAGCGACATCCGGAAATTGTCGTCGGTGGCTTTCAAAGACAACGACAGCCTGGCGCGCATCGTTCAGGACCTCGGAGCGGTCCGGGAGTCCGTCAAAAAGGGCCACGTGCTCAGAGACGGAAAGCCCGTGGACCTCGTAGAATTTGGTTTGACCAGGGAGGCTTTTTATGTCGCTAGGGATCGGTGGCGGATCGCAATCGCAGAACACCAGCCAGAACGTGCTCTCGAGCGGAAGCACGTCGAAGACGCTCACGCCGTTCCAGACGGCGCTGCAAAGCCCGTTGTTCACCATGGTGTCGAACATGATCTCGAACCCCATGGCGACGGTCGCGCCCCTCGTCGCGCAGGCGAAAAACAACATCACGAGCTCGTTCAGCGGGGCAGCCAACGCCCTGCGGCAGAAGTTCATGGGGACGACGGCCGGCGGCGCCTCGGGTAAATACGGAACCGGCACCCTGGAAAATCAGATCGCGCAGCAGGGCGATCTTTCGAACGCCGATGTCCAGGGCGCGGCGACGGGAAGTCAGGTCCAGCAAAACGCCCTGAGCCTCGGCAGCAATCTCCTCGGACAGAACTTCGGATCGACGACGACAGGCTCGGAAAACACCACGAAATCGGTGACTGGCACCGGGCTGAATAGCAGCGTCGGCACGGGCGGCGCTGGCGGAAGCAGTCTCGGATCCAGTCTACTAGGTCTGTTATAAAGCAGGAGGATCATGGGAAGCCCCGCCGTCGACCTTTCGAGCTTGTTTCAGAATATGGCCGGAACCGGCAACGCTGCGCCGCAGGTCAGCGCGTCGCAACCGTCCGTGCCCTCTACCGCTGCTCCCAGCGGCGGCGGCCTCGGAGCTGCGCTGATGAATCACATCCGCAACTATGCGGACATGGCGACCGGAAAATCGGAGCGCAACCAGCGGCTCTCTGCTGCCAAACAGAACCAGGATATTCAGGAACAGCAGTTCCAGCGCGAGCAGCAGCAGGCCGAGATGGACTTGCACGAGCATTTGATGTCGATCGGCGCGCGCCCTGTCGTGAACGGCATGGCGAAAGACGAAACGACACTGCCGGAATATCTGCAAGGCCTCGGGCTGCCGGCGAGCAACGGCGCGCCCACGGGATTTGATGGCGGCGGAAGCCCCACCGCTCCCGCGGGTCCCTCCATCCCGCAGACGGTTTCGATTGTCCGGCCGGCGGACAAATCGCGCCTCGTTTCGTTCAAGGACTCGACCGGCCAGCAGGCCCAATACGAGCTTCCGACTCCCGAGGAACAGATCTCGCGCCAGGTCAAGCTGCGGCAGCCGGTCATCAACCAGGAGAACGCCGCGGCGGGAGCCAAAGCAGCCGCCGTCTCGCAAGGCACGGAGCAAGGCGGCCAAGCCGGTCTCGCGGCATCGCGGCAGCAATATGGCGTCGAAGTTCCCCAAGGGTCGGGCGTCGCGAGTGGCATGAAGGTTCTGCCGACCGAGCTGCCCGGAATCGTCCAGGGTTCGATCATCGCGCAGGAGGCCGGCAGCAACATCCGAAAGGCGCAGCTCGCGGCCGCGTCTCAGGTGCTCGGAGCCGCGACGAGCCCGCTGGCCTACCGCTCAGCGTACCGGAATCTGTCGCCCGATCTGCAGCAGTATTTCGATGCGCCCGAGGCCTTTGACAAGATCCAGAGCCCGACCCGGGCGCGGATGTTGAACATGACACCGCAGGATCAGCAGAAAACCTCGCTGATGATGAGCATGGGACCCGAGGAGTGGAACGCCACGGTCGACCAGGTCGCACCGCCGGTGGGCGATAGCGCGGCTCTCAACGCCAGAACGAAGACGCTGGTGAACACGGCGGCGCGCCGCGGCGATTGGGAAGGGGCTGAGAGAGCGATCAAGGACGCGGCCGATCAGCTTGGGCGCACGGAAACGGCGGTGCGTTCGGCGAAGGCGACGGAGCCGATCAAGATCAATCTAGCGGCCGGCGAGGCCGCGGCGCGTGCGCCTGTCGTGTCGGACGCTGGCATGGCTATGATGGCCGAGGCAGCGCTTGCGGGAAATCCTCCCAGTTCGCGGAACCCCGTGCTGTACGCGAGGGTCATGGACGCTGCGGCGAAACTCGCGCAGTCGCGCGGAATGAACGCCCAGGCGGCGGTGCTCGCTACCACTGCGGCGAAGGCTAACAGGACGGCCTTCAATCAGGTTACCGAGCAGTACGCCAAACTGAAGCCATTCGGCGAAATGGCCGAAAGAAACTCGGACCTACTCGAACAGCGGATCGCCGACGTTTCGGATCTCGGCGCGCCTGTGCTGAATACGCCCCTTCGTAACTTGCAAGCTAATTTCGCCGGCAATCCGAAGGTCGCGGCCTTCCGAGCGGCGCTGCTACCTGTGCAGGCGGACTTCGCGAGGATTCTCAACAGTCCGACGGCCGCTGGCGCCTTGACGGACCAGGCGCGAAATGAGATGCAGGCGGCCCTCGGCGACGGCGCTACTCCGCAGATGATTCACGCAGCACTGAACGTCTACCGGCAAGATTGGCGCAACCGCAAAGAGACCTTTGAGGCGCAGCTGAAGGACCTCCAGGGAGGAACCGTGGTCACGGGACCGGCAGGAACCGGCGCCGGTGGAACGGCGCAACCTCCCGCGGCCGCTCCCGCGGTCGCCGGCGCAAACTTACCCCCACCGCACATGTTCAACGGTCACACGATCGTGCCCGATCCGGCCACAAAGCGATGGGTCTACCAGGACGGCCCCGACAAGGGCAAACCGGCGGAGTAAATGCCAGATCAATTTCCAGCTCCGCCGGCCGGCGCGACGCCCGTTCCGGCGGCCGCGGATTTCCCTCCGCCTCCGGACGGTTCGACGCCTGTGAGCCAGGACGGGCCGTTCATGCGCTTTTTTAAGAGCGCGGCCGCAGCGCTTCCGCATCCGATTGACGCCGTTAAGGAATGGTGGAACAAACCCGCAGAGTACGGTAAAGCGGCGGACGCGATGCACGTTCTCAGCCAGCTCCACGAACGCGCCGCGGCGATGGCCGAGAACAAGGGCAAACCCGTTAATCAGTGGGCCCACCCTCCAGTCACACCCGAGGAGCAGGCCATCATCGAAAAAGGCATGACCGCCAATCTGGCAACGGCGGACGACACGACGGGGATGATGGGCCCGGCGCTTCTCGCCGGCGGACAGGCTCAAAAGGGCGACATCGCGGGAGCGGCAGGAACGCTCGTGGGGGGATATGGGGCGCCGGCGGCCGCGGGAGCTCTCGCGGATCCCTATGTCCGTGCAACTGCCGCGGACGCCGTCAAGACCGGGGCCAGGGCAACGGCCGCGGGAGTCAAAGCCGCGGCGCCCGACGTCGGTGTAGGCGCAGCGAAGGTCGCGGGCGGGTACGCGGTCGCGCGGATTCCCGTTCCCGGAGTCAATCCCCTGTTCGAGGCCGTCGCTGGAGGCCCGATCGTCGCCGGCGGCGTCAAGCAGATGGGTAGAGGCCTCGTCAAGGGCTTCGGCGCTTTGAAACAGTCGCTGGCCGACACCAGGGCGGCGACTTCGACCAGAATGGCCGGACCTGTGGCCGCGATGCCAGAAGCGGCGACGGCCGCGACCACAGCAGCTCAACCCGAGCCCATCGAGCCGACCGGTCAGATCCAGAAGCCCTCGAGCGCTGTTCCGGAGCCGCCGGCCGCAGGACCTGTCTCGGCGATGCCTGCGGCGTTCCCGCCTCCGCCTAAAGGCGCGGTTCCCGTGCCAGAAACGGCGGCCACGCCCTCGCCGGTACTTCCGACATCTGAAGGTAGCATCGCGCTCCGGGAAGGGCCTAGCGTCGCTCCCAGCGCCGACACAGAGACCGGAAATGTAACCCCGGCGGCAAATCTTAACCCCTCGGTTAAAATTCAACCGAGCGCGTCAGCTCCCGAGGCTGTCCCGGCGGAGCATCCGGCGGCCGAATATTTCCGGCGCGGCCTGCCCGCTCCGATGGCAGCCTACGTCAAAGATCAGACCGTCGCCGGCTACCTCAAGGATTTGGGAATTAATGACGATATTTGGGAAAAAGTCTCGGACGCGCAGCGCGATAAGTGGGTTCGCGATGCGACGAAGAAGCCGCGGGCCGGCCAGAATCCCGAACGAATCGGCGACATTTCCAAGATGCTGCGCGCGGACCCTCCGGAGCCAGGGACGCTGACGCCAGAGACCGAGGCGGAAATTTTACGCTTTCACCAGAACCAGACCGGCCTGGGGTTTGAAGCTCCGAAAAATAGTGCTACACTACCGTCGGATGGAGCTGCGCAACCCAGCCAAGGAACGCAAGGACCGGGAGCAGGCGGACAAGGTCCGCCGGTTCAAGGGGCGCCTGGCCCAGGCGGCGGAGCAGGCCCGGCTTCGACTTCTGTCGTCATCCCAGGCGGCTCACCCGACATCCCCGTCCGCTACGCCGTCCGTGAACTGAGCGACATCCAAACGTCCCACAATGGGCTCACGTTTCAGCCCAACGCAAAGTATAGTCTCGTAAACGACAGAGACTACACGGTCCAGGACAACCAGGCCAAAGTCATCAATGGCGCCCAGAACTTCAATCCGCGCCTGCACATCACCGACAATCCCGACGCCACGAATGGTCCGCCGATTGTCGATTCCCAAGGAAACGCCATAGGCGGCAACGGCCGCGGGATGATGTTGCAGCGCGTTTATTCGTCGAACCCGAAGGCGGCCGCGGCTTATCGGGCGATGCTCGAAGAGAAGGCCCCTCAATTCGGAATCGACCCGGCTGCGGTCAAAGCCATGAAGCAGCCCGTCCTGGTACGGGAGGTCGCGGACGCGGATCTTGCCAACTCCCAGAACGCGATCACGGACCTGAACAAGACCGGGACGGCAGCGCTTCGGCCGGTGGAGCGAGCGATCGCGGACTCGAGGAGGGTCTCGCAGGGAACGCTCGATCACGTCGCGGCGCAGCTCGACGCCATCGGTCCGAATGCGACGCTAAACCAGGCGCTTAGCGGGAAAACGGGCGCTGGAATCCTCGGCAAGCTGATCGACGACGGCGTCATCACGCCACAGGAGCGCGCGGGCCTCGCGTCGGGCGATAACCTCACGGCCGCGGGTAAGAATCGGATCTCGCAGCTGCTCCTCGGCCGATTCTTCGCCGATCCCGCGCAGCTCGAGCGGATTCCGGCACCGATCGTCGGCAAGCTGGAACGGATCGCCGCGCCCCTTGCGCGGGTAGAAAGCTCGGCCGACTGGTCCCTCACGCCCAAGATCCAAGGCGCCCTTAGTCTGATCGAAGAGGCTGCGGTCCGCGGGAGCAGGAATCTTACGGACGTCGTCAAGCAAAGCGGCCTCTTTGGCGAGCAGAAATACACGCCCGAGATTGTCGAGTTCGCAAAAAAACTCCAGAGAATGCCGGCGGCTAAGCTCCGCGCGGCTGTCACGCAATACGCGCAGGACGCGCGGTTCGCAAGCGCTGGGGAGGGCCTTTTCGGAGGAGGGCCCACGCCGGCCGATTCGTTCAATCAGGCATTCGGCAAATGATTCTTTCGTTTCACGTGAAACAGCATCGTGGCAATCTAGACACAGAAGGGCGGCTATGAGCCCCACAGCAGGAGAATTTGATCTCATGACACGGACGCAGTTCCGCGCAGCACTCGTCGGTTTTGGCGCCCGGATTCTTTTCATTGCGATCTGCTTCGGCGTAGTGGGAGGAGGCATCGAAGGCCTGATGTCTCAGACCTTTAACGTGCCGGAACGAGTGCGCGCCCTGGAGGTAGAAAACGAAGCCGATCACATGGTGCTCGAAATGATTAACAACCGGGTAGATTCGCTCGCGTCGGAGGTTTCCCAGCTCCACGGCATCGGGATCGGTGTAGGCGGCGCGCTCGGTATTCTGCAGATCGTCAGCTTGGTCGCGGCTCGCAAAGCGAGGCCATGAAAGCGGAGTATTTGGTCCACGGGACCCAGGTGGCCGCAGAGGCGACGCCTGCGCCTGCGCCCTTGACGATCGGTGGTAAACTGACTGCGATGCAGCTTGCTGCGCTCGACGCCGTGCTCGCCCTTTCGACGAAGGTGCGCACCCAAGCCGAAATCCTGTCCGAAAATTTAAAGGAGAAATAACGATGTCCACCCCCGCAGACGCGGTCCAAAATTTCGCCGCAGCGGAGCAAGCCAACTTGACCGCCATCGGCAAGAGCCTCACGGCGATCAGCACCGGAATCACGGCGCTCGATACGCTCATCCAGCAATTACAGGCCTCAATCGCGGCCGGCACGTCGACGCTGAGTGCTGCCGATCAGGCGACGCTAACGGCCCTGACTGCGGCGTCCTCGGCCCTGGTGACGCAAGCAGCGGCCATCAATACCACCGCACCGAGCTCGGTTCCCGTGGCGCCCGCTCCGCCGGCGGCGCCCGCAGGCTAAGTCGGGCCTTATGCGGCTCGCACTATTGGCGCTGGCTCTCGCGTTTGGGACCGGCGCCAACGCCCAGACCATCACCGACTATCCGACGGCGCCCACGGTCAAAACGCTGACCGTCGGAACACTGTCCTGCACGATCTGGAGCCAGAGCCCGAGTCCAGCCTTCGTTCAGGTTGCCTGCTGCAACACGACGTGTGCGGGTGTCTATTCCGGCCCGCTGGTGCTCAACACGATCTATGACGTGACGCTTTCCGACGTCTTCGGGGGGATCGAGATTCCCGGAGTGGGCGCGGCGATTTGGATGTTCTCTCCGACCACCACTCCCTCAGGCATAAACTACCAGATTTCAGTCCAGGCACTGACCGGTCCAGCGACGAATCCGCCGATTTCGCCGGCGACGGGGGAGCCCATCGAGACCGGCACGTTTTGACATAAACCCCACGACGAGGCGGCAGGGACGTAACGGGGTCAATATCGAGACGCGTCCCGAAGCTCGAACGGCCACCGAACAGCTGGAGGACGCTGAGGCCTTGACAATCGCGGATCAGGTGCTTCTCGACGGCGCGTGGAAACATCCAGCCGGTCCGCCTAGCTCCTCCCGTTGCGCGCACTTCTCGTCGCGATGGGTTTGAGCACCAAAGTACCTCAACCGGAAAAGTCCTTTTCATCCCGGCCAGTCTCGCACATCCCCGCAAAATTCGCATGGCCCATCGGTACTACGGTACTTTCTAAGGCGATTTGGGCGGCACGGAATCCCGTATTCGATTGTATACTCCAAGCATGAAGAAGGTGACATTCAACCGGGTCCAGAACGGGGTTTTCGAAATCCTGGTCGACGGCGTAAAGAACGAGCGCTGGGAGATCGTCAACGGCTGCGCTGGTCTGAGCGGCAGAGATACGCCGAACATCTACGTTCTCTGTAAGGACGACCTGCCCACGAAGATCCAGGGCAGTCTTCAGATGTGCAAGAAAGCGGCGGTTCAAATTCTGAGCCGCCTGGAACCGACCCAACGGAAATGGAATCCGGCAGGCGGAATAACGCAGGGGTTATGACCATGAAAAACCAAATCATCACTTTCCTCGCGGCCGCTGGGTGGACCGATAACCCGCACCTGGGAGACCGGAGCGAAACATGGATGCTTTCGCCTGATGAACAGTGGGAAGTCATCGCCTGGGAAGATGGCCGATGGTCGCTGTCGGAGCGCGATGCGGCAAACCCGGACGAATGGAATTACATCGCGGGCAGCCCGATTCATGCGTTCGAGGCTTACATGCTGAACCATGGCGTCGTTGACCCAGAGAGGGCGGTCGTCGCGGAGCACATCGCGCTCGGCTATGAGGATCTCCTGATATGAAAGCCACCGTCCTGTTTCAAGCGGCGGTGATTATTCAGCGCGCCGAAAACGGCCTCGGACGGTGCCTTTCGCGTGGCGAACGGTCCGACCTGATTCTCGACAATATGGCCGACGTTCCGGGCGTCGAAGAGGCGCACGCCATCGTGGACGAACTCCGCGACTGGGAAGACAAGGCCGAGGCCTAGAACTTTTTCAATTGACTACGAAAGGATTACATTGTATGCTCTCAAATTCAGTGACAACCGAGTGCGACATCTGCGGGCGCGATCCTTATCCGCTCAGTTATCCGAAACCGCCCCTGCATAAAGTCAGGGCCGGCCTTCTCGCCTGTTCCGTCTGCAAGTGCATTCTCGAACAGCTCCAGGCAGCCGTCGGTCCCGTCGCCAGAATGCACGCCGGCGCCGAGGTTTTTAACTCGTTCAACCACGACCGCGCCGACGCGATCCTCCGCGAGGCCAACTTCCACGACAGCGAGATCGACGACGCTTATGCGCAGGCGAAGCGCATCCAGACTGCCGCCTCTGGCTTCTGGAACAGCGCGAGTCTTCCCGGCGTCGTGCGTGACAACCTGGAACGCGCTGGCCACACTCCGGAAGAGGTTTCCTCGGCATTTGAGCTGTACTCGCGGGACCGCGCGAAGCTCTCGGCGCGGATCGCGACTTACGGCGCGCCGGAATACGGGACGGTGCGGTCATGATGGAAAGCTTGATCCCCTGGCAGGCGTGGGTGTTCCTGGTGGCGTTTGCGGCCGCAGTCGTGGCTCTGACATGGTATCTGCGAAAGATGGACCGGGAGCGCGAGCGCGAGGCGGAACGCCGGCGGCTAAAAGAGAGCGCGCAGCGCGCGTACGAAATGAATAAGGAATACCGATGGAACGGCTAGATCCTCCCCACATTCCGAACGCAGTCGCCCGCATTCCGGGTCCCAAGCGCAAAAGGGCGCCGCGGCACGCGATCACCCGGATGGTCGAAGTCGTCCGGTCCTTCTCGTTCAAGCTGAACGTCGGAAACTATGAGAGCCGCGACTTCTTTTGCTCCGAGAAGGCCGTGTGTCCGCTCGACAAGGCGGAAGAAGTTTCGGTCGCGCTCTATCAGTTTTGCAAGCGGCAAGTGCTTCGCGACGTGCGCGAATACGATGCCGAGCGGAAGGCGATCCTCGCCGGCGAGCTCCCACGGCCGGCGGTTCACCCAGTCGCAGCCACGAACGCCCGGGCGTTTGAACAGTACCAGGCCAAAAACGGGCAGGAGGTCGCGAAGTAAATGGCACTCACGAGGCGATCAGAGAATCAAGCTGTCTTCCTCGAAGCAAAGCACTATTGCCTGTGGCGCGCGCTGAAAACGCAGGTGCCGGGCTGCGAAGTGGTCGAGGCCAACAATCCGCGGACTGGCGCGACCGTCAAGAAGTTTGGCTATCGGTACGACACGGTTGCGGGCATCGCGACGAAGCTCCTGAAGTACGACACCGAGCGGAAATATTCGCAGCGCTACTTCGGTTTCAAGCTACATCTGGTAGACGGTGCCGAGACCTACGTGATCGACATGCCCTACCACAGCCAACTCTTGCGCCGTTTCCTGCGCGTGGCCCGGGCCGTGGACTGGTCGAAGCCGCTCTCGATTACGGTTTTCAAGGGTAAGAAAAACGCTGGCGAAGTCGAGCCTACGGGTGTCTGGTTTCAGCAGCAAGGCCAAACGGTCAAGCCATATTACACGCGCGAACAGCCGCACGGAATGCCCGAGGCTACGCACGATTCAATTGAGGATCAGTGGGATTTCAAGGCCCAGCACCGCTGGTTGGTTGAGCGGCTCATCACGGAGACGATACCAGACATAGAGACGGCTGCGCGGAAAGTTGCCCCTCCGATTGAGCCGCATACCGAAGAGGAACGGGGGCAGGAACCACCCGAGGACGAAGGTCCGCCAAACACGTGGGAAGCCGACAATTCGGACGTGCCCTTCTGATGCGCAGCGCCACACGAAAGAAAACCGGGAAGGACCCGCAGTTTTTGGAGTGGCTGCGCACTCAGCCGTGCGCGTGTTGCCGGCTTCTCGGTGTGGCGGCAATGGAGGGCCACAGGGCCACGGAGCATCGACAGCTTTCGGCCACGGAAGCGGCGCACGTGGCTGACCGCGGGCTCTCGCAGAAGTGCCCGGACCGGGAAGCGATCCCGCTCTGCGCCGAACACCACCGGCTCGACACGTTTTCGGCGCACCGAATGGGCAAGAAGTTCTGGGCCCACTACGGCGTCGATAAAAAGCAGCTGATCGAACGGCTCAATCGTGGATATGAGGAGGAAACTTCGTGAATTGTCTTAAAATCGACAAAAGCAAGATCGACGGCCAAGGCTTCTATGTAGGGATCGAGTTCGACGCTGCAGCTGAATTTGATGGCAGCGTGGAGATACTGGAAGGTCTCGGGACCCTCCGCTTCAAGGGATCGTTGCGCGCCACGGGCCAAATAGTCGCCAAAGCTGGCTCGGGGATCGAAGCTGGCTTGGGGATCGAAGCTGGCTTGGGGATCGAAGCTGGCGAGGGGATCAAAGCTGGCTCGGGGATCGAAGCTGGCTTGGGGATCAAAGCTGGCGAGGGGATCAAAGCTGGCTCGGGGATCAAAGCTGGCCGGGGGATCGAAGCTGGCTGGGGGATCGAAGCTGGCTGGGGGATCGAAGCTGGCTCGGGGATCGAAGCTGGCTGGGGGATCGCCTGCAAAAAGGCCATCAGCGTGAAATT